GCCAGCGTCGGACATCCCGTTGGCGCCGGCCACGTTCCCATAAGCCTTGATCAGCGCGTCGAGTTCGATCTGGCTGGCCTCGCTCTCGATCGGCACCCCGGCCTCGGCCAGTCGGCCAATCGCCGAATTGGTCTCGTCGATCCAGGCGCTGCGCAGCTGGGCGCGGGAGATTTTGTCGGTCACCTTGTCCGTGATCGCGGCGGCCGTGAGTGCTTCGAGCTGGGCCTGCGTGTCGCGCTCGATCTTCTGGTAGTCGGCGGGCTCGATTTCGCCGTCCAGCAGCTTCTTGAAGGCTTCGTCCTTCGTGTTCAAAAGCGCCTCGCGCGTGGCCGCCGCGTCGTCGCGGGATTCGCGGTCAAACTCGCTCAATCCCTTGGTCGGTTCGATCTTTTGAGCCTCTTGCGCGGCCTCGAAGGCAGCGGTCACGGCTTGCGCTGCGTCCTTTTGCTGCTGGGTCGCCTCGGGCGCAGCAGCCAGAGCGGCGGCTGCGGCCACATCTTCGGCCGTCGGTGCGGGCTGCTCGTCAGCCGCCTTGGCGGCCACCTGTTCGCCGGCGGCATCGCCAGCGGCGTCGTCCTCGTCGGCCAGCGCCTGGATCTCGTCGGTATCGGTGCCTTGCGCTACGGCAAGAGCCTCACGCTCATCAGGGGTTAGGTCAGCCATTTCGGCCGCAGTGTAATCGTTTGCCATGTTTCTCGCTCCTTGGTGTGGTTTGGGTTGCCTGAGACGGGCCCGAAGGCCCGCGCGTCAGTATTTCGGCTTGGCCGCCGCGCCGCCGGCGATCTTGGCAATTTCCAAGCGCTCGGCGACCTTCTCCTGCGCCGCGCGGCGTGCATGCGCCATGGCGCGGTGGGGACGTTCAAGTCTTCGGAATCAAGGGTGCCCATGATGTGCTCCTGGTGGGGGTAAGAAGGTGGTTGAGAAATTGAAATTGTGCTACAGAAGCAGCCGCGTCTTGAAAAATTGACCCGCACAATGCACTACGCGCATCGTCACGCCCTCCGCGCTCTTGAAAAACGTGATCGGGCCGCGGGCCAGTTCTGCGATCTGGTCTTCGGCCAATTCCGGGAGCGCGCGCACCTTCTCCAAGGTGTTCAGGTTGTGCTCCGGTGCATCCGGCGCGCCAGCGTCCACCAGCGGGGGCGGACCATCCGGGGGCACCCCGATCGTGACTGGCCCGGCTTCTGTGGTTGCCGTGGCGGCCTGGATCGGCTCATCGGGAATTGGTTGACCATTCTCCGGCTGCTGCTGTTGCGCCTGCGGGTTGCCTGATTCGGCCAGCGCCTCGTATTGGTCGCCGGCGTTGCTGGCCGGCATCGCGGGTGCGGCGCCGTCCATGTTGGGGTCGATTTTCTGTGCGTCTTCCATGTCGTTCTCCTGTGGGTTGTGCCGATATTGGCTACTTCTGGGTTCCATCGTTGCGCGTGGTATTGATGCCGCGTTCGGCACCAGCGGCCAGCGCAGGCGGTGGCGGGTTGGCCGGCGCGTTCATGCCCGGTGCATTCGGTGGCATTCCTGCGGCTGGCGTGAGGGTGGTGGCCGGTGGGATCACGGCCGGATGGTTCACGAGTGGCTGGTGCGCCGCGAAACTCGGCGCTGGCTGCCCTGCGATCTGGGCTGGCAACGGTTCGCCGGGGAATGGAGGGATGCCAATTTGAGGCGAACTCGGGCTCGCCGGCATGCCGCCACCAGGCGCGCCCTGGTCGAGATTGTGGAATCCGGCCGCGTCGAGCAGCGTGTCGGCTGCTGGCGCCGTGTTCGGCACCGTTGCAGCGACCTGGGCGGCTTGCATCGCGACGTAGATGGCCTTGAGCGTGGTTTCCAGCGTCTTGGCGTCCAGGTTCTTGCCCTGGGCCTGCGCGGTCTGGATGTCGGCCTGCAGTTGGGCCATCTTCGCCTGGAACTGCATCTGCGCGATCTGCTGAACCTGCTGCGCGCTTTGCTGTTGTGCCTGCACCACGGCTGGATCTGGTGCCGCATCCGGGTCTGGCATGCCGGTGGCCTGGCGGATGCGCGAGAGCATCAACTGCTTGTTGGGCAGATCGGAGAGCTCGAATACCACGTCCAGCATGGCCGACACGACCATGGGCGCGACGGGCGCAAGCTGCCCCATGAGCTGCATGACCGACTCAAACGCGGCCCGCTGCATCGACTGCTTCCATGCCTGCTCGCCGATGATGAACATGCTCTTGCGCGCGGTGATGTCGTTCAGGATGGTGCCGGTGACCGGATCTCGCACGTTGATGGAGGCGTACTCGCGCGTCGATCGCTCGCCCGTGATGCTGAAATCCTTTTCGTCGTTGTAGAACTGCTCGATGAGAGAGAGGCAAATCTCGCCCTCCATCTGGCGCGCCAGCAGCATGTTGTCGAAGATCTCCGCCGTCAGCAGGCCGCCCTGCTCGGCCTTGGCGTTTATGCCCACGCCGCTGGTGACGTTCGTGTCGCGTCCGAGGTTTTCCGACGTGATGCCGGACGCCTGGCGGATCGCGGCCTGGTCCATCCCGGCCAGCTCAAGGTGCCCGGATACCACGCCGGTGTCGCGGTAGGCTTTGACCTTCTCCAGACCGCCTTTGGCCAGCAAGACAAAGCCGTCTGGCGCCTGATATTCGTCGCGCGCCTGTTCCGCAGTCATGACCTTGGGGTCGAAGGCATCATATTCGGCCTGCACCTGGTTGGTCGAGAGCACAAACAGGGCCTTGGACATGCGCTTGTTCAGGCTGTCTTGCGGGCCGCGCACCGGACGGATTGGCCCGTAGGGGGCACCGTCGCGCGCACGGCGATAGCACCACATCGGGATGAACGGAAAGCGGTTATGCACGTAGGGGCTGGGCGTGCTCATGATGATGTACTTGTCGGTCAGGATGGTGCATTGCATCTGCATCTTGATGCGGTCGATCGACGTCGCGCCGCCATTCGAGACCCTGGTGGGTTCCTTGTACCACGCCTCGATGAGCATGACGCGCTCGCGCGTGTTGCGCTGCCAGGCGCTGGCGTCGTACTGCTCGTACTTGTCGTACATCGGCGTGGGATCTTCAAAGTCCACGTCATCGAGCGCCTTTCCGTTCCACCATTCCATGTAGAACTCGCCGCTGCGCGTCAGGCTGGAGGCGCGCAATTGCTGCTCCTTGTCGGGCCAGCACGCAATCGCAATGTCCAGATCGAGCACCCGGAAGCGAAACAGGTAGCGGCTGTCTTCGAGGTCCAGGCGCACGCCCAGGCTGTCGTACAGGATGTTGCGCCACGACTCGTGCCGCACGAACAGCGGCTCATCTTCCGGGTTTGGCGATATGCCCGTCTCGATCCAACCCAGTCCGGCCTTGAACTGCTCGTTTGCGCTGCGGCTGCGCTCGGACTCGATGCGGTTGACTTCGGCGAGGTACTTGAGCAGCTTGGTCTTGTCGGCAGCCACATCATTGTCCGCCGGCGTGTTCTTCTGCGCCATGATCTTGAAGTCAACCCGGTTGCGGCGCTCCGTGCCAATGAGCCAGTCGATGGTGGGTTTGACCTCGTTGTACACCACAGGGAACTGTCCGCGCTCCTTGACTTCGCGCGCCTCGGCCGGCATCCAGTGAATCGAGTCGTAGTAATCCTCGTCGATCGACATCTGATAGCGATTCGTACCCTGGCGGCGCAATTCGGCGCTGTACCAGCTCATCAGGCGCGAATGCAGTGCTGTCTCGTCGGCGGTCTTGCCCAGCCGGGCTCCGCCAGTGATGCCGGGGGTCTTTTTGGCCATGTCAAAGCTCCGCGTGTGAGAGTGTTTTGCCGTTGTGGTCGCGCGATTCGACGTCCATCAGCCTCACCCGGCGCATGTGCGCGCGCAGGTTCTTGGGTGCTGGCGGCATCATCAGCAAGTCCGGGATGTGGCGCATCACGACATCGACCAGGGCGGTCATTTCCGGCTGGCTGACGTTGCGCCCGAGCACTTCGAGCGCGCGGCCACACTCGATGACGCCCTCCATCGTGGGGCGGCCATCCGGTTCGGCGTACTTGCCGGCGCTTGACAGGCAGATCCCGAAAACGCCCGCTTCGCGGCCGCCGCGCTCCGACCAGATCAGCATGATCGGCTCGCCGTCGGTTTCATCCCATTCCAGGCTGACGTGGTAGCCCTTGTGCTCGAACGCCTGGTGTGCCGTGTTGCCGCCAACCGCGAACATGGGCTGGCCTGCAGCGGTGACGATGACTGATTGCGAGAGGTTCATGTCATGCGGTGCGCCAGTTCCTGACGCGCGGTTTCAATCGTTTATGGGCCGTGTCAGCCACGGGCTCGGCAAAAGTCAGCGCCAGCGAATCCGCTCGGTCTGGCGACTTGATCCCCCGTGATTTTGCATCCTCTTTGGATTCAATCAGCAAAAGACCGCCTTTGTAGCTGTAATGCAGGGAGGTCAGATCGGTGTAGAGCTCCTGGTCCACCGGGAGCGAAACCGGCCCGTTTTGCGGGTCGAGCCAGTCCTTGAGGTCGCGCATCATCTTCGCGCGCAGGTTGTAGTTGCGCCCGTCGGCCAGCTTGATGGACGAGTTGACCCCAATGATCTGAATGTCGTTCAGATCCTCGAACTCGTTGAGCCGGTCAACCACCCCGGCGCCCACCCCGATCACGTCCACGGCGATCTGTTCGTAGCGCCGCTCGGGGTTGGCCTTGTTCCACGTCACCACAAAATCGCGCACCATGCCGGCGGTTTGCATGGTGTCCTGTTTCTCGCCGACGATCTGCTTGTAGGCCGTTCTGTGGTCGCGCGGCGTCAGCACGGTCTTGTCGTCGCCGAAGCGCGCCACGTCCACGCCCAGGCGCATCGGCCCGCTGGGCTTCACGGACTCGAATGGCGTGTTCTGGGCCGTGGTGACGAAATCGGCTGGCACATAGGAATTCGCCACGGACGCGGAGTAGCTGATGTCCACTTCCTGGGCCAGCACCACGGGATCCAGCGTCTCCTTCTGGTGCTGATACCAGTCGTCATCCTTGCGGGGATCTTGCTGCCAGCGGAAGGTGAAGACCTTGATGCGCCCGGACTTGCGCTTGCGCGCGAACGGGTTGCCCTCGCCGTTGGGCGTGGAGACATCGATCTTGCAGTTGGACGTCTGCGACAAGGCCGCATCGATGCTGTCGGCGCGCTCATAGAAGGCCGATTCGTCCTTGAAGTAGATGCTGGTGCGGTTGCCGCGCCCGATGTTGTCGCCCGACTCGCCCACCATGACCGCGCCGTTCTCCGGGTTCGCGATTGTCATGAATGGCGCGTGCTTCTTTGGATCCCACCCGCGCGGGCGCAGCTCCCACGGCAGCGTGTTGATGAAGTTCCGGCCCTTCCAGAACAGGCTCTTGGGGTCGTTCAGGTCATCGACGTATTCCTCCTTGCGCGAGCCGAAGCCGATGACCGCACCTGGCTTGAACAGCAGCATCCACACGCCAAAGGCAATCGACAGCCAGGAAACGCCCATGTCGCGGCTTTTCTCGGCCAGGCCGTCCTGGCGCCCGAGCCACAGTTCCAGCAGCCACTCGATGTACTCGATCTGGCGCGGGAACAGCAGGAAGGGCATCGCCACCGGCCGGCCCAGCTCCGCGTTGCGCGGATCGACGGTCATGCCCCAGTCGCAAATGAATTCAGCCGGCCGGTTGTCGGCGTAGTACGCCTTCACGCCAGGCAGAAGATCAGGGTTTGCCCGTAGGTTGAGCAGCCGTTTGGTGCGCTCGGCATAGATCGCCGAGTAGTCGCCCTTTTTCCAGTCGAACTCGATGGGCTTCATGCTTCCGGCGGCTTGTTGAGCATGAGCCGGTAGGCTTCGTCAGGTGTCAGCGGCGCGTTCAGGTTGACGTTCTGATTCTGGATCGGCCCGTCGTTCGGCCCGCTCACTTCGGTCTGATTCTTTTCTTTCCACAGCTTGTTCGCCCGGTTGCGCAGCCACAGCGAAGCCGCCGCAGTATCAGGCGGATAGTGCTTCACAATAGGAGTGATTACTAACTCAGCAGATGCGTTCAGCCCGTGCGACAGGGTACGGATGTCCACATCATCATGGGAATATCCGATGGCCCGCTTGTACAACGAATGTGCTACATTTCCGTCCGCTGGGCCCTTGCCTTCCGTGATGGACTGGAGAAATTCTGGGTGTATGTGCTTCCAGGAATTGAGCGTTTTTTCGTCGATGTGCCAAAACTCAGCGAGCTGCTTGTCGCCCCAGCCGAGCAATGTGAGCTTGTAGGCTTGCTCGCAATACTCGTCCTGCCACTTTGACGGGCGTCCTGCTCCGGTTTTCGCGCCTGGCTTGTGGATCGGCGGGGTGGTGCGGCGCTTCGTGGGTTTGGCTGGCTTGAGGGGGGTGTGGGGCTTTTTGCGCAGTGAGGGCATCTTCCTCTCCGCCGCCGCGAGGATTGCGTTGACCTGCGCCAGCTTCTTCTCCAGTTCGGGGCGGCGCGGCTCTCCTTGAGCTTTCGGCGCCTTCTTCTTGGGCGCGACGGCTTTCTTTGGCGCCGGCTCGGCTTTGGGTGGGTGCTGTTTTATTGCCATACCGTCTGATCCGCCGCCCGCGTGACGGGGGCGTTGGTGGTGGGGATGTAGCTGGTGGAGCCGACTTCGAGCTGGGCGCCAAAGGCGTAAATCCCACTGACGCCATCGCCGGTAGTGTTGATCACGGTTGCGCTATTGCAGGGGCCGGCTTGTGGGTTCTCCCCGCCAACATTCGACATGGAAAACGAGCACCGATACCAACCGTTACCCAACGGCGCAATGCTTCCGGTCCCACCTCCTTGGAAAGTGACGACTCCGCTAACGAGGTCAAAGATGGCGCCCGGATTAATAACGCCATTTCCTGATATAAAGCCCCATCTGCGCTCTGCTGCTTTGAGAAAGAACGAGATTGTGAAGGCGCCGGAAGCTGTGTAGCTTTGGTAAACAGCATGGGCTATGCTTGACGTGTCCTCTACTATCTTAAACGCTGTGTTTGTCCCATCGGGAGCCACTGCCGCATTCGCAATAAGTGACGATCGGGCCAAATCCCACGGCGACAAATTAAACCCGTTAGATTGCAGGAATAGATTCGTCGCCGCCGCCTCCACCAGCAGCGAGCCGCCCTGATACCTCGGCACGTTGACGCCTGCGGTTTGCCCC